TGCAACGGTGAAGGTGACTGTGAGCCCTGAGACGCTGGCAATGGCATAGCGGCCTGGGATGCCGGCGGCGCCAGTGATTCGCGACAGTCGCACGCTCTGGCCGACATTGGCCGCTGTGAACGGGTTGGTGGTGGGGAAAGTGACTGTGACGCTGGTGGCGCTGTTGATTGTGTAGGACAGCGCCTCACCAATCAGATCAGCCAGCTCAAACCTGAATGTCTGGTTGACGATCCTCTGAGACAGGATCACCTTCAGGCGTGCCAGCAATGAGCCTGAGAACGTATCAATCGAGCGGATCACCGTTTCGCTGTTGGCGGTGGTGCCGGTCGTGATAACAAGGTTCCCGGACGACTGGTTCACCGTCATGCCGCTGCCCGTCTGCAGCAGGGTGAACTCCTCAGCCGCTTTGCCGACGATCCCGCTGCCGACTTCAGCAAAGCCCGCACGCATGAATGCCGGGGCGCTGTTGGTGACCGGCACAGGCGAGGCCCGCAGCTCGCTGTTAGTCAGTCCGCCACCGCCAGCCGGCAACACCACCGGCAGCCGGCCGCTGTCCAGCGCTGGAAGCTTCCCATTCACTGCTGCCAGCGTCGTCTCTGTTGCGGCGCCAGTCGGGAGCGGTAGGGCGCTGGCGCTCACCGGCTGCGTGGCCTGCCAGAACGTGCCGCTTACCGGCACTGCAGTGGCCCGAAGTTCGGCATCAGTCAGCGGGCCAGAGACTGCAGCGGTGCCTGTGATCGACACGCTGCCGCTGATCGGTTGAGTCGCCTGAAAGAAGGTGCCGCTAACCGGAACTGCCGCAGCTCGCAGCTGGACATCAGTCAGCGGGCCTGACACCGGTTGTGTCGCCTGCCAGAACGTACCGCTTACAGGCACAGCGGTGGCGCGGAGCTGCGTGTCCGTGAGCGGGCCGGTTACGGCTGGTGTACCGCTGATTGACACGCTGCCGCTGATCGGCTGCGTGGCCTGCCAGAAGGTGCCAGACACCGGCACGGTCTGGTCGTTGGCAATGTTGACCGAGACGCTGTTGGCGGTGGTCTTCGCGCCAGTGCGAGCCTCCAGCCAGGTCTTGATTGCAGTGACTGTGGCGTCAAGGGCGAGCGCCCCAAAAGCGTTGCGGAGTGCCATTAGGAAAGTCCGTCCTCGATCCAGAGCGTGAGGTCATTGCCTGAGGTGTCCCACCAGGCGTAGGTGGTGAGGCCACTGATCTGGCCGGCGCTTGGCTGCGTCGCTTGAATGAACGTCGGGCTGCCTCCGCTAGTGCCAGACGACCCCGGCGGTCCCTGCGGGCCTGGCGTGATCAGCTCGATGACATTGAGAGCCGTCTCGGTGACCAGCACCTGCTGTGTCGTGGTGATCTCGGTTGCCATGTTCATGCCGGTGCTGAATAGCCCTCGCTCGGCCTAGCGATGCCTTCGAGGTAATACTCACGCAACCCACTCGGGTTGATCAGCATCACGTCGTAGTAATACTCCGCAGCGGTCATGTTGACCGTCACGGTGTGCGGCAGCCTCAGCGACACCTGGCCATTGGCCGCGCTGGTAACGGTGACGGTGAAATCACCCACCTTTGCAGTGCGGGCCTTATCCCACATCTGGGCCACCACCGTCCAGCCGCTCAGGTTGATGGCTGCGCCGGTGCTGTCCTTGAACGTGACGGCCAGCGGATAATCCGCCCGCCGCTGCGGCCTGATCAGGAGTGACGCGGGTGTGATCGCCATACCCAAAGTTGCCTGCCGCCGCAGGCTCAATCCACGATCTTCTCCGGGTTGGCCTGGATGTCCACGCGCATCTGCGCCCGTGGCCCAACACCCTGCGGCACATTGATGCTGATCGCATTGCTGCCGGGATAGGCCCACAGCAGGCGGCCCGCGATCTCCTGCAGGCTCACGCCCTCATCAGTCCACTGCACCAGGTACAGCGTCCAGCGCGTGAAAGCGTGCTCCTTGCTGTACTGGCGGATCGGCACCAGCTCAGGGTCGCGCACGATCACGCATTCCAGCCCCGTCACGGTGGTGCCTGCCGGCAGGCTTTCACCGGTGGCGCGAACGCTGATCGCTGGTGTTGTGGCCCCATTGGCCAGCCTGTAGACACCGAGCACATCCACCAGCGTGGTTTCCAGCTCAGTTCGTAGCGTCAGCACGTTCATGCCCCGAGGTTGCCCCCGAGACCAGCAACAACCCGGCTTCTAGCCAACCCGCCAGTGGTCGCTTCGGCACCTGCACCTCATAGGTGGCAAGGCTGCGGTCTATGTCCCTCAGCACGAAATCACCGTGAGCGCAGCCGGTTGTCATCACCAGGCCGCCACGGATGTTGCGTCCCTCCCAGCTGGGGGCCAGCACCCACACCCGGCCGTCATCACTGCGCAGGGCGCGAATGCTCGGCACCTTGGCGCTTTCGCTGGCACTGGCCAGCACGGCACGCCACGCCACCAGCAGCACAGGCGGCGCCTTGCCCTCATGCCGCAGCGCCAAGGCCACAGCAGCCACCTCGGGTGATAGCTGCGCCTTTTGCTGCTCTTGCTCGCGGAACAGCGCAAAATCGGCGGGTGAGAAGGCTTTGCTTTTGTTGGGGTCGCGGTTGATGTTGGCGGTCAGCGCCGCAAGGTTGGCAACCGGCAGCTCAGCCAGCGCCATTTCCTCACGCTTGAGGGTCTGCAGTGCCTTCCAGGCCGTCAGCACCGTCACCCGCAGTTCGCGGCTGTAGGTGCGTCGCTGGAACTGACCGGGGAAGCCTCGCGCTAGTTCCCAGAAGAGCGCCGCCCAGTCCGTTTGTGGCCGGTCGGCGTGACCGGCTGCGGCTTTCCCAGTTCTTCCTCGCTTGGTGGTGTACTGGGCAGCTCCTCGGCGGCCTGCTCATCCTGCGCCAGCTGCCAGAGGCCATCAAACAAGGGCTTGTCCATCTTGCGCGTGTCATCCAGCGTCCAGGCCGGCAGGTTGCAACGGCTGCGCACCAAGGCCGTGACGGTGGCCTCCAAGTTGGCCTGACCGGCTTTGGCATAGACGCGGGCCACCTCGGCAATCCGCTCGGCATGGCGCACGCGAATCAAATCCGCCTCGGGCTCCAGCGGGCGGCCGGCAATCGCGTTCTCAATCAGCTGGAACGCTTCGGTCAGGCTGATGGATTCCTCCTTGGCAATGGCATCGGCGATCTGCGCACCACGCACAAAGGCGCTCTGCTCCTGCGCCAGCAGTTCGGAAATGGTGGCGCTCTCGCCGACTGTCAAACCACCCCGCACTTCCACTTCAAGCACGCCCACTTGCTCGTTGCCGATCTGGCGCGTGGTGCGTGGTGCAGGTGGCGTGATGAAGGGAAGCATCAGCGCTTGACGAGTTGTTGCACCAGCTTACGGTCTGCAGCTTTACGCAGAAACGCATAGCGATTGGCCTGGATCTGTGCCTTGGCGCGGGCGATGAGTTGCTTGGCTGCCACCTGCTGGGGATTCATCCGATTTCCCCTCCGCCACCACCACCGCCACCGCCGCCGCCGGGCGTGCCCAGTACATCCTCATCAGGATCCAGGCTGGTGATTTCCGATGGCACCTGAACGGTGTTGCCTGTGTAAAGCTCCCTGGAAGTCAAGCGGATCCCGGACAGGCGAGAAGGCCCATTGAAAATGGTGCCGCGTGGGTTATCTAAATTGTCAATTCGCTCGACAGGGCCTAAGAAGTTTCCTGTCTGTTGGTCAAATGGCAGATTGTAAGTGAGGCCCGTGCGTGCTGATTTATACCTGATTTGATAAACAAGCGGCCTTGTTAACCTAGTTTGGCCGATTTCCCTTTGCGCTAGTTCTGAATACATATAATCCGAGTAAGCCTCATGGATCATGAGATAGGTATAAGGTAGGCCATCTAAAGTGCGAAAAAGCTGGCCAAACTGATCGTAGACATATACTTTAAGATAGTCCCTTGTGTAACTAACTGGGTCTGCTTCGCTTCCAATCATTTCAGTAGGGGCGTCTCTTATACTTGTGTCAATTATTTGAATGTCCATTGTCCAAGGATGCCTGCCCTTGACACCGGGCTGAAAACTGGCAGTTGGAACCCCATTAAAAGATAACAACGGCCATAGTGGGACAATCGCGCCGCCTGTACTGTTGTCAAACTCCTGCTTAAACGTGTAGTTTCCTGGATCTTCAAAATCATCCCAACGACCCAACCAGTTCAATTCATTTGTGAAATCAACAAAAAATGACTCAGCTTGATAATTTGCAAGCTCATCGCCACCAAAGAGGTCCGCGTTCATCGTGATAAGGCCCGGACCCTCTGAATTAAGGTGGTCAGCAACGCGCCCATACTCTTTGTAAGCTGAATCCCTCAGGCTTGCGTAAACGCGCATGGTTTGCGCACTCAGCAGTCTGGGGGCAGCCGGTGCCGTGTGCCTAAGCGTGCCCTCGATGTAGAGCCGGGTCTGTTGGTTGGTGAACACCAGGGCGCAATGAACAGGTCGCGCTGCCAGGCTGTCTGCAGTCTTGAACGTAATTGGAAAGCCAAGCTCATTGCCAAAGGCTTGAACGCCATTGACTCCGACTAGCGTTTTGTTGCCAACCTTGTCGTAGTCATAGTTAGGACGCCAGAGTGTATTGCGTACTTCGTTTTCGGCGTATTGCACGATGTTGCCAGACTCCGGGTCATTATCGACCGATTGCCCACCTTCAAAGTCAAGCAGGTTGGTGCTGTCCGCGTCATTGCCGTGGCCCTGGCGCAAGTACAGGTCAAACTTGTCATAAAGTCCTTGCCCCCAGACACCTGAGGTGTAGCCCTCCAGCCGTAATTCAAGCTGATTTAGCCCCTTGATTTCGGTGGACGGCAGCCCCTGGTTGAACCTAAGGTTTCCGCCATCTTCTGGAATTGTGCTTTGACCGAGTTGCACAATGAACTCCAGCGTCATGGCATTGCGGGCGCCAGGCTGCAAGGTCAGCGGCGTGTTGTCGAGATACTCAAGCCGCTGCTGGCTGGTGTCATCGCGATAACGAAAGTTAGTCCGCGTTGCTACGGCATGAGCAATATGAACCTCTGATATAGTCCTCTCCATCCATGGACCTGTGTGAAAATTTAGGGCGCTAGTGGCATAGCGTTTTGATTTTAGGATCGGACCTTTCAACACGCCATTTTGAAACAATGGTGGGAGGATCTGTTGCGAGATTTCGTCAATCTCGCCAAGAGGGATGTCTAGCTGAGGCCGAGGAACCGGGCGGCCGATGTTCCGCCAGACCCCACCGACCACCACGTAGCCGACATACGGGCGCCAGTTGGTCACCGTCCAGTAGGTGTTGGTGTAGCCGCGCACCAGGCCAGGGCTGGCGCCATAGCTGGTGAACTGCGCTCCGGTAGGGTCGCCAAACGGGCCAACAACAGACGAGTCAAACCCCTCGGTCGGCACCAGCAGAAAGGCCAGCAGGCCGGTGCTGGCATTCCGGCGGGCAATGGGTTCCTCGCTGAAGAACAGATGCCTGAACAGTCGGCCGCCCAATCGAGACACAGCCGCAGCGGGCGGCTGCATGATCTGCAACAGCTGCTCTGTCGATTGCTGCACCTTGGCCTGCTGTTCCGCGTCAACACGCGCAAAGCGATTGGCCTGTGTCTGCGCCTTGGCGCGATCAACCAGATCCTTGTCTCCCGTGAAGACTGTGATCTCGGTGCTCATCAGTCATCCTGCCGCAGACTGATGCGATACGTTTGCGTCTGGCCTGCTACAAGCGTGACGTTTGGTGATTCCACGATGATGCTGTGCAGATAGGTTTCACCATTGATGTAGATGACCACCGTGTCATAGCTGTAGCCCGTGCTGGTGGCTGTAAACGCTGCGTCAATGTCAGGCATGACATAAGCAGCTTCTGTACCGTCGTAGCTGCCCGTTGCGATGGTGGCGGTGAAGCGGCTGTAGCCGTTGCCGCTCTTCTCCACGCTTTGCCAGTTGGCAACGGTGCTTTGCGCCGTGTAGCCCGTCGCGCCAACAGAGCACAGCATCACCTTGAGCGTCTCGCCCTCGTATGCCAGGGCGGCAACTCGCTGCAGTTCCTTCTGGCTGATAGTGATTGTTTGCGCCATATCAAGCCACCGTGAAGGTGCAGATGCCTGCGGCGTCCCAGATCACTTTGAAATCAGTGGTTGCCGGTGCTGTCTTGCTGCCGTCAAAATCAATGAACGCAACCGGCGGGTCATCAGCGTCCGTGTCGTTGTAGAGGATGCCAAACGCAGCGCTCAGCGAGCCGCCGCTAGCGGTCCAGGTGACATCATCCGCGTCAAGCTTGGCATCGTTGGTGGTGACAGTGGTGACGGCCACGTTGGCCAGCGTGGCGCCGCCTGTGGTGTAGCCGTTGCCGCTGGCCACCTCGGTGCCACCGGTTGCGGCAAGAGTGGTGTGCGCCGCGCTGAAGGTGGCTGCCGTCAGCAGCTTGAGCTTGTAGGTATCCCCAACGGCATTGGCGCCAGAGGCAAACCGGGCAGCCGTGTGGTTGTAAAGGCTGATGGTGATCGCCATGCTGCTGCTTGCGTTGACCTAACTTGCCGGTGGCTGCGGCCAGGTGATGTCAAACGGGTTGGGCGCATCGGCCAGGTCGCGCAGGGCCTGGCGGTAGGTGGCCCAGGCATCACGATCGGCGCCGAGGTCGTAGTCAACGATCTGCGTCCAGTCGCTGGCCTTCAGCAGTTCGATGCGCCGCTGGCGGACCTTGGCGTGCTGCGTTTGCAGCTCATCAAAGCTGTAGGGGCGCACGACGTACTCAAGCGCCTCGGCATCCCAGTCGATCGTCTCCAGCTTGGGGTTGCACTCGGGGCGCTCGTAAGGGCCGGAGTACCCCGCACGCTCCAGCTCGTCAGGCGTGAAGGTGCTGGCGTCTGTGCGGGTGCTGCCGTCCGCAAAGCGAATGCGGTGCGGCAGGGGTGCTGGGGTGGCGGCGTTGTGGGAGTAGAGCATCAGCCGTTCGGGAATGGAGCGGTTGGTGGCGTGAAGTTGGCGGTATAGCGAGCGACGCCTTTGGTGATGCGGAGATCATCAATGTAAGCATTGATAGCGTTACTGCCTGACGCGCCTGATCCAATAGTTAAGGCGCTGGCATTATCCTCCAGCGTTATTGAATAGGTTTGGTCGAAGTTTTTAACTCCGTTAAAGAAGCCTCGAAAGACATTGCCGCTTCGCGTCACCGCACAATGATGCCATACTTCTTTTGTTGGATTTGATACGAGCTGCTCATTTCCTATATCCCACGAACTTCCATTACTGCTTGCGTAAAATCCAACTTCAGAGCCGCTACCATAGTAGATTAAAAAAGAGCTAGTATTTGTCGGCCATGTTCCTTTTGAAATTATTGCCTTGCCGTTTGATGCACTGGCGGTTAAATATAGCCAAAACTCAATAGTAAAATTTCCGCTGCCAAAATCAAAAGCAGCATTATCGGCGACACTAAGATAATCGTCAGTGCCGTCAAAATAGCCACTAGCCCCACCAAACTTGCTTTGTGCGGTGCTGATCTGCGTATTGCCGTTGGCAGTAACTGTGAAAGCGTTAGAACTGCTATCCGTAAAAGTCGTGCTGCCGTTGCTGCCGTCCATGTGCAGCAGCAGCGATACACTAGAAAAATTGGGATCAGTTTGAACACCTTCAGGCCAAATCCCTGCCCGCTGTGCCACGCTCTGCTCGTTCTGGAACCACAGGCCAGACGCTGTGCTGGTTGTCGGTGTGCGCCGCACGCCCATAAGGCCACCGTTGAAGCCAAGCATCAGCTGATGTCCTCGTAGCTGATGACCAGCTCCAGGTCGCTGGCAGCGCTGGCCTGTGCGCGGAGGCTGTGGCCTTCCTCCAGGTAGATGTATGCCTCGCGAGTTACCAGCACCTGTGTGGCATCTGCTGGCACGGCGATGGTCTTGCCAATGGCAAAGCCGGTGGTGCCGTTGTAGTGCTCCAGGCTGATGTCAGCTGCTGCGGAGCCGTCCACGTTGGCGCAGTAGACCGAGTTGATCTTCAGCACCTTGCCGCTGCTGGCGCCATTGCTCAGCGCTGCAGCCATCGAGGTGGTCACGGCATACCCAACCGTCTTACCGACGACCGTCGTGACCGAGCTGCCGCTTTTGATGTTGGGGGCTGCCATGGCCTGACAACGTGTCCCTAGCTTTCCGGCTACTCATTACTCAGCAGCCCCACACCATCCTCTGCCCAAGCCCAGTCGCGCCAGAACGCCACTCCAGCATCCTGGCCGCCGGCGCCAACACTGAGCGACGGCGTGACGGCAGCCACAACCACAGCAGCGGTCGGGGCCAGCAAGTCAACGCCTCCCGCTTGCAGGCTGGGCACACTGACGCTGATCGCAATGCTGGCTGCCGGTGCATTGACAACAACCGATGTGCCCACCTCAGGCAACTGCGCCGCCACTGTGATCGCCGCTGCCGGTACAACCACCACAGTGGTGAGCGCCACATAGGAAGCGCTAGCGCTGATAGCAACGCTTGCTGCTGGGATCTGAATCGAGGAGGTGGCAAGCACGGTCATCTTTGACCGCACGCTCAACGGCACGACAGACAGCTGGGTCAGGGCATAGCCGTATGCCGTCACCACCATCTTGGATTTGACCACGGCCTGCAGCGACTCCGTGACTGCCCACGGCGGCACCACTGCCGTCACCGTCATCTGGCCATTCACCACCGCAGGTGCTGTCGGCAGCGTTGTGATCCCAGGTGCAACCGGGAACCAGAACGTTCCCGTTCCTGCCACAGCTCCCCAGAACAGCAGATCGCTGCTCACGACAATCCCATCGGCACTGATCGCCCAGCTGGTGCCGTTGGTGCGGTACAACGCGCTCAGCCCATTGGCGCTGATGATCACCGGACTGAACGGTGCGGCCGGCAGGATGTCAGGGCCGGTCTGGACGTTCATCCCGTAGCGGTTGCCCAGCAGCAGCCTGTTCTGCGTCTCTCCGTAAAGGCGTGCCGTGCTGCGGGCATTGCTGCGGAAGGCATAGTATTTGTTGCCGCTTTTGGTGAAGCGATCGTCGGAGACATACGGCGGCGTCATTCGGATCACCCGCTGCGCTGACAGCTCCCCATACGCAAATGCCAGCTCGCTGCTTGATTCGGTTCTGTAGTTGTCCAGCGGGTTGCCCGTGTCCGCTGCATCCTTGGCATTGTTGCGCTCAACCGGTTCGGGACGCTTTTGCAGGCCCAGCTCGCGCCCGGTTGTGATGTTGACCTCAACGCCATCAGGCGTCAGATCGGCTGCGCGAAGCAGCATCTTTTCGGCAAGTCCTGTGGACTCCTTTTCGGTGCCGCTTTCGCTGACGAAATCAAACAGCTTGGCCTTGTCAAAGGCAGATGCCAGTGCCTGCTGCCCGCGCTGCGTGTAGCCATTGGCCTTGCTTAGCTCGCGGATTGTCTTGGTAACCTGTGCGCCTTCAAAATCAACGGACTGCTCCTGGCGCTCGACAGTCTTCTCGGCAACAAACAGATTGACAGGGTCAAGCTTCCAATCGAAATACACCCCCGCGTCATAGGCTTTGTCGTAAATCGACGTCGATGCCGCCAGCTTGATCAGGGGCTCCTCAACCACAACCGAACGGTTGTTAACGGTTTCGTAGTCCTTTGGCGGTTTGCCATCAGCCTGGCGCGGCTCGTATTGGTTGACTCTGTAGGTAAATGTTTCGGTGGTGCGGATGTAGTAAGCGGAGCTGCCAATGCCGGGAGCTGTGACGCCTCGCTTGACGTTGCTGTCTTCAGTTTCTTTGTTGGCCAGATGCACAATGAGCATCGGCGCTACATCCGCCAGGATTGTGTATTCCGTCGTGACCCGCACGGCCACGCGATCAAGCTCGTCGTAGGTGGTTTCTGTGACCGAGCGCGGCGAATAGGCGTAGTCAAATGACTCAGCCGCGTCATATGGTTCAGGGCCGGGGCCAATCGTCCCCAGGCCAATGATGGTGCCGGCCAATGGGTTGGGGATGCGAACCAGCGCCACAGCGCCAATCGTCTCGTCGCGTTCCCAGTTGCGGTTCTTGACGGCCTGCTCCTCGACAACCGGATCGTTGGGGTCCGCGTCGGCTGGTTTCTCCTCGCCCTCGTCGTACTTGAGCTTTAGCGTGCTGTAGCTGACGACCACCGCATCAGCAGGCAGCTGACCAACGCCAACCGGCGCCAGGTCAATGATGCCGCCAGCATCCACAACCGGACCGGTGCCGCCTTTTTGATCCAGGCTGAAGACCTGCAGCTGCTCGCTGGTGTCGAGGTAGCCGCAGTGGCTCATTGAAACCAGCAAGTCGCTGAGGATGCTGGCGTAGCCCGCCGAGAAATCAAACGACGGGATTGAAAAGGAAAGGTTGATCGGATTTGACGATGCCGTAATGCCAAGCTCGCTTAAGCACTTCTGAGCAATCGAATAGCCGCTGATCGGGATCGTGACAATGCGCTGCTCTTCCTCCGTGCGGCTGCTGTTGGCAGGGTCGTCTAGTGGGCGCCAGCTGACGCGCTCTGCTAGATCCTGCAGGTACGTCAACTTGCAGCCCAGTTCCACCGAGGTGGTGCGCCGGTACGGATCAGCAAAGCTGCTGAGCACGCGCAGCTTGCGCGGCAACGTGAACTGCTGACCGGCCTTGGTGTAGGAAAAGGTGACGACAGTCCCCGGCGCTGGCGTGATGGTGCCCCGGATTTCAGCTGATCCCTTGGTCTTGATCAGGCCCGTGCCTTGCACGTAGTCGTCATTGATTGAGGCGCTGATCAGCGTGCCAAGGCTGCAGGTGACTGTGGCGCGAATGTCAATGGCCATCAGATGATCTGCAGCGCTGCCAGGGAGACGCTGTAGCGGGTGCTCTTGGCGCCGCCGCTGATGATCACCTCAGCCGTTGCGCTGGGCGGCGAGATCGGGAACCAGCTGGTGCTGCTCGGTACAGCGGCAATCGTCTCGTCGTACCAAGACAACACGTCGTCGTAGCTGCCCGTGGTGAGATAGCCCTCGATCTGGCGCACCTTGTGCGCCGCCAGTGCGCCGGTCACGTAGCTCACGCCCGTTGCGGTCAGCGACACGCTGGGGCCGTCCTGGCGGGTCAGCATCGGCTTGGTCAAGGTGACAATCGGTGAGGTGCCTGTAGCCCGCGTCAGGGTGACCGTGCCAAGGCTGGGCACCGTTGCCTCAGAGTTCTGGCGGCTTTTCTCCTGCTCCCGCAGCAGCACGGCCAGCGCTTGCGCCGCATCCACCAACGTGGCATTGGCACTGATGTAGGGGCCAGCTTGCTCCCCACTGGGGGGCTCAGTGAACCAGCAGGCCAAGCCGCTGATGCTCAGGCCGTTGCTGCTGGCGATACTGACGCTGACGGTGGTGCCAACGCTGGCGCTGCTGAGCGTGTCGGCATCGGTGAGGCGCGAGTTGCGCCAGGTGCCGTACTCGCTCACCAAGGCTTGCCACTGAGCGCTGGTCAGCAACCCATTGACGCGGAAGGTGCGAGCGGTCAGGCCGGTGCGAGCATCGCCTTCGTAGCCAAACGGCTGCGCCGTGAGAACGCTGGTGCTGAAGCTGCCAATGGTGATAGTCATGACAGCGCTCCATTGACAGCATTGAGCACGTCACCGCTGGCGCTGCCGCCGGGAACGTTGACGTTGACCGCCCAGGACTTGGCCGCCAGCTCGCGGGTTGCCGCAAGCAGCTCCCGGTTGACACCCACCAGGTCTGCCGTGTTCTTGTTCAGCGCTTCCTGCAGGTTGGCGACGTTGGTGTTGGCGGCCTTTTCACGATCGACTTGCTGAATGAACTGCCGCACGGATTCGACAACATCACTCGTCGAACCGCTGAACTCTGGCGCCTGCGCACCGGTGATCCGAGTGAAGTCAGCCTGCGCATCACGGAACAGCGGCAGGATGGAGCGCAACGTTTCCAGCCCGCGCCGATCGCGCTGCTCTGGATTCAGAAACTGATTCAACCCCTTGGGGTCATTGCGAATGCCGGCCAGCTCCAGCGTGGCCTGCTTGAGGTCATCGCGCAGCTGCTTGCCTGCAGTCTTCAGTGCTGTGGCGCCTTCGATCAGCTTGAGCCGCACCTCTTCTGATGCGACGACCTGCTGATCCACCAGCTTTTGCATGTCAGGGCCGGTGTCTTTGCCCTGCAGGCGCAGCGCATCAATCTGGGCACCGATCTGAATGACCTGATTCTTGGCTGCCTGGACGCCAGCCTCGATTTCCTGGCGCTGCTGGATCGTCTGACGCACGACGCCAGCTTCGGCAGCGGCCAGCTCATTGGCTGCGGCAATGCGCTGCTTGACGGTCTGCAGGGCCAGCTGGGCCTCAACCCGCTGCTGCTGTTGCTGGGCCAGCAATTTAAGGTCGGGCGGTTGGGGCTTGCTGGACAACTCGCCGGATGGCGTGGTCGCGGCTCCAGGCTTGACCGTTGGCGCATTCAATGGCTGCGACTTGGCCCAGTCGTTCCATTTGCGCTCGACTGTCTTGTATTCAGCCTCAATGAATTTCTGAAATCCGCCAGCTTTGATGATGTCTTGAGCGAACTTAAGGGGGTTGCTAACGCCCCGAATGGACAGCTCTGCATTCTTGGCAATCTGAGCGCCAAGAGCGGAAGCGGCCAAAAAGGCTCTGCGGATTGCCAGCTCAACCAGCAAAAAGTCTCTGATCAGTTTTTTGCCGTCGATGTTGTTGAGAATGTCAGAGACAAACTTCAACCCATCCGCAATGTTGTTGACAATGATGGAGGCCCATTCACGGGTTGCCGCTGCGATTGTGCTGATCAGCTCAGGGTTGCCAGCCAATGCCTCAGAAAATGCCTTGGCTTGTGCGGTGAGCGGTGCAAACAGCTGTTCAATGGATGACAGGCTTGGAAACGCCTGGTCAAAGACTTGGTTGACAACCCCGAAGGCTGCCGACAAAGCCGGGGCGATAGATGACGCAAAGCCGCCGAACAGTTGGCCGAAGTTGTCAAAGATGTTGTTGAACTGCACGTCTACCGCTTGACCAGCAAGCTGCAGCGCAGTCATGTCGCCAGTGGCCAGCACCAGCGCTTTGTTGAAGTCGTTGGTGCTGATCTGACCTTTCGACATTGCGTCCTGCAATGCGGTGCCGCTTTTGCCGGTGACCTGGGCCAGCTCCTGCGTCAGATCAACGCCAGCCTCCAGAAGCTGCAAGTTTTCTTCGCCCTGCAGGCGGCCTTTGGCATAGACCTGCGCGTAGATCAACGCCAGGCGTTCCAGCGGCTGACCGGACTGCGCCGCAATGGCGCCCACGCGGCTGATCGTGCCTTGCAGCTGGTTGACATTGACGCCAACTGCCAGAAAACGCTGGGCAGCAGTGAGAATCTCCTCGTTCTTGAACGGGGTGGTCTTGCTCAGAGTGAACAGATCCTGCCGCAGCTGCTTGGCGGCCTCAGCTGAACCGGTCAGGCCAGTGAAGGCGGCATTGAGCTTTTGAATGCTGCCGGCAGTTTGCGTTGCTGCAAAGCCAATTCCTGCAATGGCTGCACCAACGCTTGCGATTGCAAGCGCTGCAGGGGCAGCAGCTGCTCCAATAGCAGACAGAAGGCCTGCTGCACTCCCAGCAGACTTTGCGCTGCCGCCGATGTCTTCAAGGGCTTTATCTGCGTTCGATCTGGCGCGATTCAGTCCGGCATTGAACTGCCGATCGTCAACGGTCAGCGTCAGTACAGCCTGCCCAAGCTGATCCGCCACGCCAACCCATCATCTTTCCCAAGGTTGCCGCCGCAGCAACCTAGGCCATGACAAGCGCTCTAGCCGGTCTCGCCAACGCCACAGCCACCTTCAATGTGGCCACCGTTGGCACCACCACCGACCCTGACACCGGCAACGTTCTGCCAGCCACAGAAGCGCTCACCGTCAGCCTGTACCTGCGCCAGGGCGGCAGCAGCAGCGCCAACCTACCGGGCGTTGACGCTGGCACCGAGGTGCTGGAGGGTTATGCGGTGAGCCCGCAGGCCCTGGATGCACGGATCAAGCCAGGCACCACCGGCACCCTCAACTTCGCCGGCCAAGGCAGCGCCGACTGCGAGGTGATCAGCAGCCGCTTTCCTTACGGCAGCACCGGCACAATCGGCAGCAAGCTGCAACAGGTGCTCGGCGACAAGATCCGCATTGCCCGCTACCTGCAGAACTGATGACCGTTCAGGTCAAGGCCACCTACAAGCTGACCGGCTGGAACAGCACCCAGCTCAAGCTGCGGATCCCGGTCATCCTCACCGGCTACGGCAAGGTGATGGATCAGCAGCTCAAAGAGGAAATCCAGTCGCCACAGTTCAACTGGCCGCGTGAAACACGCCGCCGCAATGGCTCCCGCGTCAGCAGCCCGCGTGACATCGTGGACTTGGGCAAGTTCCTGCGCTCACAACGCCGCGATCGCCCCAGCGCCACACAGCTGCGTTTCACGTGGGATGTCAAAAGCGACAACGGTTTTTCCTATGCGCCGCTGATCCTGACCGGCTACACCACCAGGCGCGGCACCATTGTTCCCGGTCGCAACTGGATCCAGCCAGCACTGGAAGCCAGGCCGCTTGATCGCTTCTTTGCGGCCGAATGGCGCCGACTTGAAAGCAGCGGACTGTAGACAAGAAAAAAGCGGTCGCCTCCACAACGACCGCCCCCTCGACTCACCAAGTCTAAGTTGCTCAGCTCACGGTTGCCACAGTCAGCACCGGCAGCGTGTCGCCAGTGCCAAAGACGGTGGGGTCGTTGATCGTCAGCACATCGCCCACCTTGTAATTCTCGCCAGAGGCCACGATCGTTGCGGTCTGGATCACGCCAGAACCATTCACTGTGATCGTGACGGTGGCATTCTTGCCCGAGCCATTGCCTTCTGCGGGAGTGGTGCTGACCAGCGGAACGCCAGTCTGGGCGGACAGGCCAAGGCCGCCGTTAGTGACCGTCAGCGTGGCAATGCCGTCACCCTGCTGGTAGTTCTTGGGTGCGCCATAGCCCACCAGGTCAAAGGTCACAGCCGCCACTGAGCCAGCTTCCAGGCTCTCAGACCAGTTGCCCACAAACGCCACCCCGGCATCGACTTGCGCATCGGTGTTGCCAGCACCCAGCAGAGGCAGCTGACGGTACCACTGAACCGCCACATTGTTGGCCGAGGTCTGCGCCGCACGCTTGAGGATCAAGTAGCCCGTGGAGGTCGGATCCAGGTTCAGCGCGGCACTGATCGTATAGCTGTTGCCGGTAACAATGCTGGACTTGAAGCCGAAGTCGGTGCTGTAGTCCAGCACATCCTGCGTGTCCGAGCTGACCGAGATTGAAGCATTGGTCAGGCTCAGCACCTCCGTCATGGTGCTGGAGCTTGTCGGAGCGCTGGAAGCGGTGGTGCCAGTCTTGACCCAGAACCTGAGATCAAGAGCGGCGAAATAGGTTCCGGCCACGTGTGCGTTGTTGCGTGTGCCCTAACTTGCCGCCAGCCGCTCTTCCTCTGCTTCCAGCACCTCCCACGGTGTCGGGATCGGCGAGACGTGCAGGTCGAAGCCTTTGACGTCATGCGCAATGCCGGCGGTGGCCAGCAGCGCATCCTTCAGGTCGGTCTTGCTGCAGCTCAACTCGCGGCACACGGCCGCAGACTCCCAGCCCAGTGCCATCAGCTTGCGGGCTTGGTTGCCGAGCAGCCGCGCCTTGTGCGTCGCCTTGATTGTCCAGTTGTGGCTGCGCAGGTAATGCAGCACCTCACCTTGCGCAAAGGCCCAGAAGATGGTGCTCAGCCTTCCGCGCTCCGGGTTCCAGGCCTTGCACGCCTTGATAAAGGCCATGTCCACGCAGGAGAAGATGTCTTCGCGTGCGATGCAATGCCCGTACTTGCGTGCCAGCTTGCCACCGAAGCTCTTGATCAGGCCAATGTGCTCGGCATACATGCGCCCGATGCGGCGCTGCTCAGAGCGGGTCAGCGGGTTGGCTAGATACGGTTCAGCACGTCGCTTGAGCGGTGCAACTGCAGCAACCGCAAACAGATCAAGCTGGCATTCAGCGACGGGCATTGTCACACTTTAACTTCGCAACACCGGCACTGATCGGGCGCTGGAATTGGAGCCGCTCAGGCACAAGCAACCGAGCACTTGCTTCAAGTGCGGCACCACGTTCAGAGCGTTCTTGGCCTCTGCCTGGCCGGCCTGGTTGAACTCCACGTCGATCACGTCCACCCGCGCTCGCTTCAGGTTGGCATTGGGGATGCCAGGGATCAGTTCACTGCTACCAGCGCCGGTGCCGCTGAGCACGTTGCTGTCACTCAGCAGGTATTCCGCCAGGTCAAAGGCGGCCTGCTTGATCGGCTGCGGAATCTCGCTGCTGGTGAAGCTCCAGTCGCCGCATTCAGCATCACTGCGCGGCCAGAGCAGCGCCTGCGTGGTGGATGCCTTGCTGCCCACGTATTGCAGCTCGTCGAGGTAGCGGGTCGCCATGATCAGCGCCCGACCCTTGTTGTCAGTGGTTGCCGTGGCCCAGTTCAGGGTGCCGAGGTACAGGTTGGCCAGATCATCAGCAGCGGCCACCGACAGGTAGCTGTTGGCATTGCTGGCCCCGGCAGTGGCGACAACGGTGACGGGCATGGCGGCGCACTCTTGGCCTTAAGTTGCCGGTGGCGTCTTCGGTGCTGACCAGAGCTTGACGGCCTTGTCGAAGCCGATCTCGCCGTCCACCAGGCGCTGGCCGAGCTTCTTGCCGAAGATGGCCTGCGCAGTTGCAGGGTTGTCGCTGACCCACTGCCTAGCCGCAACCTTGAAGCTCAGCGCTTGCTCAGCGCCATCGCCGTCGGCGGGTCGCTTGGGCGGCACCTTGTTGCCGCTCGGGTCGGTCATGTCTTCGCTGCGCCACTTCCACGGCAGGAGGTAGCAGCGGCACTGCATGTGCGGGCTGACCTTGCGGTAGTCGGTCGGGAAGCGCTTGCCGTCCAGCTTCAGGCAGATCGGGCAGACCGCGCTGTCCAGAACTGCCGTCCACACCAGCCCTTCAGGCCCCATCCAGGCCGGGTCAGCCTCAAACTCATAGATCGCCTGCTGGGCCGCGTTGCCCACTTCCTGCACACCGGTGCGGATGATGGCCTCGACGTTGTTTTCCGTCACGCGAACGACCGCATCCTCATAGGTGCGGAACACCTCGCCGCCCAGATCGGACAGCCCCAATCGGATGTAGCGCTCCACGCGATCGGCCACAGCGGCCGGCAGTGTTGCGGTCAGCTGTGTGCTGAGCGTCTTGCCGCCTACCACGGCATCGTTCACCAGGCGGTTGACCTGCGCCTGCGTGACCTGCACCGCACCATCGGAGGCCAGCTCACCGCCGGCCATGGTGACCATGCGGCGGGCAAAGTCCAGCTGCCGCTCGACAAATGGCGCCAGGGCATTCTGCATGGCCGCCAGCTGCGGCACACCGAAGCTGTCCTGCACGCTGCGGCCAACAGCTGCAACGATGCTGGCAATGATGCGCTCCCGGCCTGGCCCTAC